CAGTTAAGTTGTCGGCAGGGATACTCTGCACCACTGCAACTGATCGGCCCCTGCGGGGATAACCGAAAGGATTGAGAGGCCGCGAATCCTACGCAAACTTCAATTCTTTTCAATCATGGCTGACGCTGATCTCAAAAGAGTAGGTCAAATTAAAGGCACCGGTGGTTCATGGACCGCTGGTGCTACTGCTCAAGATGGTTATCGTGCTCTGTTCCTTAAGCTTGGAAGCGCAGAAGTGCTTTCGGCATTCGAGGAGTATTGCGTCTTCAAAGGTAAAACTAAGGAGCGTAATATCAGGGGAGGCAAAAGTATGGCCTTTCCGATCACGGGCAAGCAAAGTGCGGCCTATCATCAGCCGGGCACTGAGATTACAGGAGGAACTAATGATCCCTCCGATCTCAATGAGCGCATCTTGACGTTAGATAGCCTCATGATTGCCGACGCAGCAATCGCTGAGGTTGATGAACTTATGGCCTACTGGCCGGCACGCCAAGAAATCACCCGCGAATTGGGCCGGGCTCTTGCCTACGAGTACGACAAGCGCGTAGCTCGCATCATCTATGCAGCTGCTAACAACAGCACTGAGCCCCTTGCTAAGTCCATTAACACTGGCCGCGTAGGTGCAACAGTGACTCTTGGCGCTGACTACACCGGCGCTGCCGCAACTCGTCAAGAGAAGGGTGACGCTCTTGTGAACGCCATTTTCGATGCACGCATCGCGATGGAACAGAAGGACGTTCCTACCGACAACCTTTATGCAGTTTTCGGTCCTGATGACTATTACGCCATCACAATGTCGTCTCGCGCTATTAACACCGACTTCAATTCAGGCGGTGGCAATGGCACAATTGCAGACGGCAAAACCCTGATGGTGGCTGGGATTCCTCTTTATTCCAGTAATCACGTTGTCCAGCCTGCCTACTCGCTGGTCGCTGGAGATTGCAACGCAGAGTATGCACAAGACCTGAGTAACAACAAAGGCCTTGTATTCCATAAGGACTGCGCTGGCGTCTTGACCATGTTGAGCCCAGCTCTTCAGGTCACGTCAGGTGACTGGAACGTTTCTCACCAATCCACTTTGATGGTCGCCCGTCAAAACATTGGTATGGGCGTTCTGCGTGCCGAGTGTGCTGTCTCTATCGGCGTCTAGTCCTAGGGTTAGATTGCGTGAAGAGTAGGGGGGTGGCTAGGTCTTCGGACCTGGCCCCTTTTTTTATGGGCTTTAACATGTAGTCATTACTTGTGCATGTGACATGGGAACGGCGCAGCAGGCGATGACTCCAGGGAGAACAACCCTGCTGGATGCCGTCAACACTCTTTTGGTAAACATTGGCGAGCAGCCTGTTTCGTCATTGGAGAATGAGCAGATTCAGGACTCAAGAATTGCTCAGCAAACGTTGCTTGAATTTCACAAAGACGGGCAAACCCGTGGATGGTCTTGGAACAGGGAAGAGGCGTATCCATTTAGCAAGGACTCTCTGACCGGAGAAGTAGAAGTCCCTTCCTCAGTGATGTCCTGGTCAGTAGACCCCTACCAGTTAAACGGTCGTTTTATCTTGCGTGGTACTCGCGTTTACGACAAGCAAATCCGATCTTTCAGCATTCCTGATGATGTGGTGCCGATTAAAGCTGACGTGATTTGGCTGCTGTCTTGGGACCAGTCACCTGAAGCCTACAACCGTTGGACAACAATTCGGTCAGCGAGGGTGTTTGCCACTCGAATGCTTGGCTCCGATTCTTTAACTCAATACACAGCTGTTGATGAACAAGCTGCGCTGACGGAGTTGATGAGGGTTGAATACAACCAGTCTCAGCCCAACTCACTGACAGGTGGGCCTGGAATGGTTCCTATCCCTACTTACAGCCCTGAGCTTGGCTTGCTGCGTGGCGTCCATGGGGGTGTGAGCATTGGCTAATCTCGTTTCTTATGCAATCCCCAATCTGATCCAGGGGATCTCTCAACAACCTGATGCTCAGCGTGACCCAAGTCAAGGTGAGATTCAAGTCAATGGTGTCTCTTCGATTGCGGAAGGCCTTAGGAAGCGAGACAACACAACTGTTCTAGCGAAGGTGAGCACTTCCCCTTTCGGGGACGCCTTTATTCATTCGATCTTGAGAGATCAGAGTGAAGAGTATCTAGCTGTGATTACTAATTCAGTGATCAGGGTGTTTGATCTGCAGGGCGAAGAGTATGACGTTCTGCCAGACACGAATGCTTATAACTATCTAGCAAGCGTCACTGACGCTCGACAGCAGGTCAGGGCTGTAACCATTGCGGATTACACATTTGTGATCAACACAAATGAAGTCGTAGCAATGGATTCAGCTGTTGCCCCAAAAGTATCTAGGCCACCCCACGAATGCTTGATTTGGGTTAAGCAAGCTGCTTACGGCAATGAGTACACCGTCAACGTCAATGGATTTGAAACCACAGTTCAGACAGCAGTAGCGCCGGTAGTCAGTGACGGCACGACTGTTACTGAGAATCGGATCAGTTCAGAAGAAATCGCTGCGCAGATCATCGCTGGTCTTGGCACGGCTGGGCTTACCGGTTACACCATTGAGCAGTCTGGATCGGTGATCTGGATTTGGGGGACCAGCGCAATCACGGTAAAGGCGACAGACGCTAAGGCCAATTCAACGATCACTGCAATTCTGTCTTCAGTTCAATCTTTTATAGAGCTTCCAACAATTGCGCCACAGGGCTATCAGATTGAAATTGAAGGAGACCCAGGAAACAACTTTGATGGATATTACGTGGAGTTTGAGCCGCGTGATGGTGTGTTTGGCGAGGGGTCATGGCTTGAGACCGTGAGCCCTGGAGTCGAATATAAGATCAATGCCTTGACGATGCCTCACGCTCTGATCAGGACAGGGGCATCTCCAAAGCCTCAGTTTTGGTTTGGGGCAATAGATGGTCAGACAGTCGCAAACATCCCCGACCCTGTGCCTACTTGGGGGGAACGGACTTGCGGTGATTACGACACAGCAAAAGATCCTAGTTTTGTTGGCAATGCCATTGCAGATGTCTTTATCTATAAAAATCGACTCGGGTTCCTTGCCGATGAGAATGTCATTCTTAGCCGTACTCGCGAGTTCTTTGCTTTTTTCCCAGAGACGGTTACGACTGTTTTAGATACTGACCCGATTGATGTTGTCGCTAGCAATAACAGAGTATCAATCCTTAAATATGCAGTCCCTTACCAAGACGAGCTGATCTTATTTAGTGCTCAATATCAGTTTCGTTTCAATGCTGCTGAGACAGTCTTGACACCAAGAACAGCGCAGCTGACAGTCTTGACTCAGTTTGAAGTCGATACCACCGTCAGGCCACAGCAGGCAGGTAGTGGAATTATCTTTGCTCAGCAAAACGGCGATTGGACACAGCTCAGAGAGTTCAGCGTGCGCGGGGCGGGAACTGCCTTGACGGCAGATGCCGCAGACCTGACTGGTTATGTGTCGAGCTATGTGCCGTCTGAGATTTTCAAGATGACGGTGAATGATACAGGCAACGGCTTGTATGCAATCAGTGGTCGTCAGCAGTCTGGAATCAATTATCAAAATCGTATTTACACCTATAAGTATTTTTACCGAAACAGCGGCAGCGGTGCCGAGCGAGTGCAGTCAAGTTGGAGTCACTTTGAGTTAAATGGCGTTGATCAAATCCTCCAAGTCCTTTGCGTAGAAGAAGTCCTTTATTTGTTGACTCAATACGGCAATGACGTTTATTTGGAGAAAATGCCGGTGTCAGACCGTCAACCAGAAACGGTGACGATTGCACCGTTCAAGCTTTTGCTTGATCGACGGGTGACTAGCACTTCTGAGACGCCACCTTTGCTGCGCATGGCGGCAGGCGTTTATGACTTACAAAGCAATCGAACTACATTCACGTTGCCTTACTCGGCGGCAAGCAATACACAGGTTTGGACAATGTGGGACGCCGCTGATCCAGCTGCTTTGGCCCCTGTCTTTTTGGGAGAGACCGCATCTGGCACAACCGTGACTTGCAAGGGTGACTACTCCAATGTTGATGTAGCCGCAGGCGAACCTTTTGAATTTAGGTATCGATTCACCAAGTTCAAGTTGGTCAAGGAAATTGGTGGTGGAAAAACAGCGGCGAATGCGACTCGCACACAAGTAAGGAATGCCAAGCTTAGATACCACGAAACTGGGTATTTCCAAGTCAAGACCTTGCCTGAGCATCGAGAGCCAGGCCTTTACACGTATGACGGGACAGTGAGTGGTGTCATGAACGCTGCAATTGGACGTCCATCGACTGCTGATTTGTCAGATAACTATGAGCGTTATGCCGAAGGGATCTTTTCAATTCCTATTTATGGCAAGGGTGATCAGGTTTATGTAGAGCTAATTTCTGATAGACCGCTACCTTGCAAGTTCTCCACTTGTGAATGGGTGGCGCTATTAACTACAAGAGCGCAGGCTTTGCAATGAAGTGGGCTTTCCCAACGGAACAACGCATCCTTGAGGTTGGAACCAACCTTAGAAAGGCCGATCGTGATGAGGTTTGGCTTAGCCACCGCCAAAAGGGGCTTGATGCCGTTATTGAGAGCTGGAAGCACAGCAGTCTCTGCCGTTGCATCGTGACGGACGAGGGCGAGCCGGTGGGAGTAACTGGTCTTGTGAGAAACCGGATTTGGTTGCTGGGAACCGATAATTTGGTGGCAACACGCGAAAGACGTTTGCAACTGTGCAAAGAAGGGCGAGGATGGGTAGAGCACTGTTTGCAGGTAGCTGGTATGGCAATTGGAAATGATGTCTATGCCAAGAACAGGGCCAGCATCCGTTGGCTTAAGCATCTGGGATTTAGCGTCGCGTCCCCAAGGCCTTTAGGGGAAAGTGCTGCGTTGTTCTGTGAGTTCTGGAGGTCTGAATAATGATTGTCATTTCGCCTCTTGTCGCTGGTCTGGCTACTGGTGGATTGCAAGCCGGGATGGGAATCTTTGGGGCTTTTAACCAGCAGCAAGCAGCAAGGCAGCAGTACCTGAATGACGTCACCTTTCAGAATGCCAACAATCGTTTTTCGATGTGGCAGGCAGGTTTTAGTTCGCGAGTTCAGGACGCGAACAAGCAACATCAGTTCTGGCAGGAGACTGTCAATTACAACCAGCAACTGGCATACGCGAATTC